TCGCTTCGAGCACGCTCGCGGCGAGGCCGTGGCGCGCGAACTCGCGCCAGTCGAGCCCGTGCGACTCGAACCAGTGCCGCGCCCCGGCGCGGCAGAAGCCACGGCGCACGGTGTAGCCCGGAACGGTGAAGAGGTGCCGCGTCGTGACGACCAGGCCGTCGAGCGGCTCACCGGGCCGCGCCTCGGCCAGCCCGTCGCGCACTGCATCGGGCCGGTCGTCGGTTGCATCCCGGGTCACTTCTTGCCCCCCTTCGTCTTTATCTTCTCCGTGCCGACGACCTTCCACGCGAGGAGAAACTCGTTCTCGATCCACACCTCCCCGAAGTGGTGGACGACCGCCTGGCCGTCCTCGGTGGTGGGCCCTTCGCCCTGCTGCGCCGCGGGCTTTTGCTGCTTGGGCCGCATCGCGAAGGACGCGGCTGCGGCCGCAACCAGGACGATGATGGCCCACACCCACCAGACAATGGCCTGCACGGGTTCGCCCGGTTCCGGCCGCAGGGCGACGTCCACGGCGCGACGGGTCAGTTCGAACAGCGCGAGGAAGGCGCCGAGAAAGACGGCCGCCCAGCGTGCGAGCTCCCCGCTGCGGGTGTCGAGCCACCAGTAGCGCAGGCGCCAGCCCCACACGTAGCGCAGGCGTGCGAGGCGTGCGCTCAGCGCCATGACATGCTCACTCCGTCCATCGGGTTCTTGACCGGCTTGTAGATCGCGCCGCCGTAATTAATGGTGTTGCCGCGCGCCGCGCAGGCCGCCCAGGTCTGCTCGCAGCCGGGCCGTGCGACGACATCGAGACCGACGTCGAGGTCCGCCGCGCCCGACAGCACGACGACCTCCTCACCGGCGTGCGCCATGATCGTGAGACGCTGCGTGCCGCTCGCTCCGGTCCACTCGATCCAGCCGCCGGCGAGGTTGAGCGGCGCCGTGGCGAAGGCGGCACTGGTGAGCGTGAGTCCGTCGACGGCCGAGAGCGTCGCCTCGACCTCGTAGGCGTCGAGCGCGAGATTGCAGCCGCGCACGCCGGTCGAGTAGACCGTTTTCCAGCACGCCCGCTGCCACTTGGGGCCCTGGTTGTAGGCGCGATCGAGCGTGCCCGAGGGCTCGCACACGAGCTCGAGCTCGACGTCGCCGAACTTCGGCTGCACCACCTGACCCATCCACTCCACGACGGGCGGATCGGTGTCGCCGTAGTGCGTGGCGAGGCAGGTCACCGTCACCGTCTCGGCCGGCACGTAGGGGTGCCAGTTGTCCCCGAGCGGCTGCGTCGAGGGGTAGCCGAGCGCCGCCGGATCGCGCAGGTAGGCGAGCGTGATCGTGATCTTGTCCTTCGACCGCTCGGCCGTCTGCTTGATCTCGCTGCGGGCGATCTGGGCCGCGAGGTAGGTGTGCCCGTCCACCACGAGGTCGCGGTCGGCGCTCGCGAAGCGCCACTCGAGCGAGCCGCGGCGGAACACGAACAGGTGTACCGGGCGTCCGAGAAAGCGGCTCAGGTCGAAGGTGTCAAACATCGGGCACCACCGCCTGCCAGCCCAACGTGGAGGTGGCGACGCCCTCGGCGTCGGTCTCGTGATCGAGCTCGATTTCGTTGCTCGCGAGCGTCGAGAGCGCCATGAACGACACCGCGCGGATGCGCGCCGGCGCGATCGAGGTCGGTGCGAGTGCGGCGCTTAGGGTGAGCGTCTCGGTCTCGCCGGCTTCGACCGCGGCGGTGATGCGCCGGTAGTACACCGTGCCGTCGGTGAGCTCGATGCGCACGTCCCGGCGATTCGGGCGCGCCAGGCCGAAGAGCGTATAGCCCGCCCATTCGACGCTCATCGAGGGGCTGCTGCCGGCGATCGTCGCCACGGGCTTCAGATCGCTCGCAAAGCTCGGCAACCACATCGGCACGCGACGGCCGCAGAGGGTGTAGAGCAGCGAGCGGTACCAGGTGTGCTCCGCGTGGCCGGAGAGGACCCAGTGCGTCTGCTGGCCGCGCAGCGCGAGGCCGGGCAGGTCGTGCACGATCGGCAGCGCCGTGTCGTGGTCGACCGTCTGCACCAGGCGGCTGTAGCTCGCCGTCGGATCGTCACCCTCGTCGGGCCGCACATCGAGCACCGGGTGGCCGAGATATGTCGTCGGCGAGGCGAGCGCGGGCCAGTCGCAGGGCTCGTCGATGTCGAAGGCGAGGCCGTGCCGGCTGAAATCGTCCGTCCAGCGGCGCTCCTCGGGCTCGCCCTGCACGCGCGCGAGGCGCAGCGGATAGAGGCGGCTGCCGCGTCCAAACGCGGCCGCGGTCACCTCGGTGAGCGAGAGGTGGTCGGCCTCGATCGCATCGATCTCGACGACCTCCCACTGATTGACCGTGGTGTAGAGCAAGGCGCGGCCACCCTCGACGAAGTCGAAACCCGCGGTCGAGCACGGCACCTCATCGACACCGGCCGCGAGCGGGGCGCCGAGCCATTGCACGTCCGGCCAGATCGGCAGCTCCCAAGGTCCGCCGTGACCGGCGAGCAGCATGTCGGCGACGCGGCGCTCCTGGTTGGCGGCTCGGACCTCGAACGTGAAACTCCGTCGCGGCCCGATGCGCAGTCCGCGATGCTGGGTAGTGGCGCTCGCGCTCGCCGTCAGCACGTCGGTCCGCCACGCGAGCTGCTCCTGCACGCCGCTCTCCCAGTCGGGCGGTACGGGCCAGATGCGTGCACCCTCAGCCGCGAAGCTCATCGCTCACCACTCTGCGCGGATCGAGTTGCCGTTCTGGCCGGCGATCGCCACCACGGCCTTCTCCATCGCCGGGTGCTGGGCGAGGCGCTGCGCGAGCGCGTCCTCGTCCTGCAGCAGGTAGACGCGCATGCGGTTCGTGACGCTCGCCTGCGAGGTGGCCGCCTCGGTGAAGCGCGCGCGCGGCTCCGGCGCGGCGATGAGGCCGCCCTCGGCGTAGCCGCGCCAGTCCTGCCAGTCCTCGAGCGCCGCCATGCCGCGGGCATTGAAATCCTCGAGGAACGGGATTGCGCCGGGCTGGCCTGCGGAGGCCGCACGCACCATGTACTCGCCGTGCGAGGCCCAGATCGGTACCTCGTCGCTGGTACCGGTGCCGGGACCCACGATCCGCCCGCCGCGCGCGTACTGCGCCGCCGCGAGCATCGAGGCGATCTGCGCGCCCTGAGAGAGGGCCGTAGCCATCAGCACGATGTTCTGCGGGGGCCCGGCCGCGCTGGCTTTGGAGACGTTCTGCGCGAGATCGACGGCCAGCTGGGCGACCGCGAACCCCTTGCTGATGGCGAACAGCACCTTGTAGGTGGCCGACTGCTCGCCGGCGAACGCCTTGGCGATCTGCGCCATCGAGCCGAACATCGAGGAAGCCTCCGCGACCATGAGCTGCGACTGCGCGCGGGCGAGGCCGTCGAGCGCGGCCTGGTGCTGCTGCTCGACCAGCAGCTCCTGCGCATTCCACTGCTCCTGCGTGACGCCTTTCTGCGTGCGGAACTGCTCGAGCATGGCGAGCTGCTGCGCGTACCACTCCTCGAGCCGATCGCGCTGCTCGTCGAGGCGGTCCTCCTCGGCCGTGAAGCCGCCGACCTCGGGTGAGAGGCCCTCGAACTTCGGCGGCTTCGCAAACGCTGCCCCGACGGCGCGACCCACCTGCTCGTTGAATTCCTCGGCGCTGATCGTGCCGTCCTCGAGCGCCTGGCGGAGCGTCTCGATGCGGCTGACCGCGGTGTCGACCTGCACCTCGATGGGCGTGCGCAGCGCGGCCGCGAGCGAGTCGTACTCGCGCTTCGTCTGCGCGATCCGGCGCTGCTCTTCTTCGGCGCCGGCGCGGCGCTCCCGCTCGGCATCCAGCAGACGCGCCTGGTCGAGGAGCTGCGCTTTCGTCGCCTCGCTCGCCGCCTGGAATGCGCCTTGCTCGATCTCGTAGCGGACGCGCTGCTCTTCGCTCACGCGCTTCTCGCCCTCGGCCACCTGGCCCAGGAGCACGGTCTGCTCCTGCAGGCGCTCGAGCTCGCGCTGGGCGGCCTCTTCGGTACGCGCGGCATCGTCCTTTGGTGCGCCCCGTCCTTTGGGCGCGGCGCGGTCCTTCGACAGACTCTCGGCGAAGCGGGCGCGCGCCTGCGCGATCTGCGCTTCGATCTCCGCCTCGTTCTTGCCGGCCGTCACGCCGAGCCTGCGGATCTCCGCGATCTCGTGCTCGAGACGCGCGCGCTTGTCGAGGTTCGAGACGCGCAGCTGCTCCCAGTCTCGGGTGGCATCCTTGGCCGCCTGTTCGTTCTCCCGGCTCTTCGCGATCGCCTCGTCTTCGTTGCGCTGCGCCTCGGCCTGCGCTTCGGCCTTGGCCTTGGCCGCATCGACGGCGGCTTGCGCGGCCTTGACCTCCGCCGCGGCCCGCGCTTCGGCGGCCGGTGACCAGCCGACGCGGTCGTTGCCGCGGTTCTGGCGCAGGCGCTCGAGCGTGGACTGCGCGACGCGCAGGCGCGCCTCGGGATCATCGCGACCGATCGCTTTCAGGTCCTCCCAGATCCCGGCGATGGTGTTCTTGACACCTCGCCACGCTTGTTCGAGGTAGCCGGCGCGCGCCTCGGCTTCGCGGGCGCGCTCATCGTGCACGCGTGCGAATTCCTCGACGGCGAGCTGCACGGCTTCCTGCGTGCGGCCCTGCGCCTCGAGCGCCTTGACCTGCTCGTAGGTGGACGCCGAAAGGAAGTGGTACTGCTCATTGAGCTTGGCGAGTGCGGCGGAGGGCTGCGTGCCGAGCTTGGCGATCTGCTCGGCGGCATCCTCGGCGCTCATGCCAGTGAGCTTGGCCAGATTGACCGCCGCCTCGGTGGCGACCTCGAGCGTGCCGCCGACGAACTTGCCGGAGCGCGCCAGCACCAACGCGGCCGATTCCGCCTCGCCGAAAGCGCCCGTGGCCTCACCGACGCGATCGGCCATCTCGGCGAGCTGCCCGGCGGTGGTGCCCGCGACGTTGCCGGTCGAGATGAGCGCGCGCTCGTACGCCTGGATTTCCTGATAACCCTCGACGAGTGCCTTGCCGATGAGCGCGAACGCGCCGGCGCCGACGCCGAGCGCGATCGTGAGCGGATTGATGGCGCCGACCAGGGCACGGGCCGCGGGCCCGATACCGCCGAAGGAATCGCGCAGCTGGCCGCCCTGCTGGATCGCGACCATGAACGCCGACTGGCCGCTGGCGAGGCCGGTGGCGATGTCGGTGATCTGCATCGGCAGCTGGCGCATGGCCATTGCGTGCTGCGCGGCACTCACGGCCCCCTGGCGCATCGCCGCATTGCTGCCGTCCACGGTCGGCTTGAGGCGGCCGTGCGCACGCGCCGCCGCCTCCGCGGCGACAGCGTCGCTCTTCAGTCCCGTCGTGAGCTGATCGGCCGCGCTCGCCGTGGTCTTCAGTCCGCCGGCGGTGCTCTGGCCGGTGCTGCCGAGCTGATCGAGGCGGGCGCGCATCTGCTCGATCGCCGCGAGCGCATCGCCCAAGTCCGCCCGGATCTTCAGTGCAACGTCGAGATTGCGCGCCACCGATCAGTCCTCCAGGGTCCGGTGCAGGTCCTTCGCCGCCTGGCCGCCGGCGAAGGCCGCGCTGTTGTCGATCAGGCGATGACGCCGCGCCCGGCGCTCGGCCGCTTGCCGCGCCGCGAAAAACAGTTGCATCTGGCGCCAGGTGTAGCGGCCGATCTCGCGCGGCGTGCGGCCATAGCCCGCGGAGATCAGGGCGTCGTAGATGCGCTCGAAGCCGACGGCCCGGCCGCCGCTCGAGCTGCGCTTGCCGCCAGTGCCCGCCGTTGCAGGCGCCGGGTAAAAAAACCCTTGTTGACCTCCCACCAGCAGGCGGTGAGGAGATCGCCGGCCTCCTCCGGCAGTCGGCCGATCCAGCGGGCATTGCTGGCGACCGCCGCCACGAATTCTTCGGGGTCGTCGTAGAGCGGCGTGATCGCCTGGGCGATCATCCACTGCACGGTGATGATGTGCTCGGCCATCACGTCGGCGATGGCCTCGAGCGAGGGCGGCTCGGCGGGCGGGGCGAACAGGCCAAAGAGCCCGTCGAGAAACCCCTTGCAGCCGCTCTGCAGCTTGAGCCCCTCGATGAAGCCGTATTCGCGCACCTCGAGGGTGCGCTCGGCGACGACGAGCTGCCGCTCGGGATGCAGGATGGCGAGCGTCTCGGCCGAGGTGGCCTCGGCGCGGGGCCGGCCGGACGTCCGCCCCGCGGAGGGGGCGGA